GATATCAATCTAGATGGAAGCACAAATCGCCCCTCAGCCGTAGCTGTGAAGTCTACAGCCTCGGACTGATAAACAAGTTTATTGTATTCGCGCATCATTCGCCACGTTGCTTGTGATACGCCTTTAATTCCTGCGATGTCAACTTTAAGTGGGTTAACTCCGCTTCTGTCTTCTGGGTAATACAGTGTCTCTTTTGTGTATAACTTGTCGTTAGTGTAAGTGATCTCAATTGAGTCCTTACGCTTGCCCGCTGGCATTGTGCGCGTCCATCTCTCTGAGTTGGGGCGCTTGCTTCTGTGTGTGAATACCATCTCTGGTAGTGATTGTGGTCGCTCAAACCACGACTTTAATACACGACCCTCGCGCCACACATTACAGAAAATTGCATTGGCTATAGTCGTAAAATGCTCTTGAGCTGTAGTGTTTAGATTGTCGAATGAGTAACTAAACTGCCCGGCTTCTTCGTTATTGAAATAAGCCTCTATGTCTGATTGAGTCTGAACCAATAAATCTAAATCCAACTCGGTTTGCTCTCTGCGCCCAACATATGGGTCTAAAGCTAGCCTGATTAGCGACTGCATTCCCTGCGTGTTTGGTGTTAGTGTTGGCTCAAATACACCATTTACATAACGGTTAACCATCTCAGTGGCTATGCAGTTAAGCTCTGGGGATTTTATTAGTGTTGTCTGAGCTAATGACTTCCTCTGTGTCTGTATGATTGTCACGTCCCCGAAATGGTCTTTTTCTATCTTATACAGGCCAAACACAGATCTTATTTTTATGTCATCAGTTATATTGCCCTCAAATGAGTAGTTCTTTGGAGTAATGCGCTCTACTGACCACTCAACAAAAGTTAGTCCTCCAAGGTCTATATCAACTGTATCTCCTTTTGTTTGTGCATCCCTTCCAGATATTGAGCCATCTACCTGAGTTAGTGGGCCAACTGGATCTAAGTTATCGTCAAGCTTTTGATAATATACGACATAATCAACAGTAAGCCCTTGACGTCCATTCTCATTCTCTCTATGCATTCCACTGGGTGCGTAGGCGTTAAATATAAGTCTGTCAACTTTTATAGATGATATTTTAAATGGCCCTATTATTGTTGGGGAAGTCTTTTCAACTCGTGGAGAGTATCCAGAATCAAGAGTCGCACCGCCAGAAGGGAGGCCACCCCAACTTGGATCACCGCTTGTATCAAACTTAATTGATCCATTGCTGACATCAACTATATCCATCGCTCCAGCGCCTATATCCACACCACTTACTACCATCTCAACAAGTTTTGCAGACTCACCAACCTTAAAAGATTCATAGAAGTCTATGTTAGCTGTTAGCGTTCCATCTGGATATAACCGCTCGTTGGTTCCAAACGTATCAACAGCAACTTCATTTGTTGCTGGTATAAGCTGATCGATCGCGTCTGTTGACTCAAACACACCAACGACGCGCTCATTTATTGGATCACCTATTTGTATGTCAGGAGTGGAGTTATTAGGTGACTTAAACGGATAGTAAATACCCGCCGACTGGTTAGAGTCAGAGAAAAGAGTGTCAGCATCTTTTATATCTTCGATTTGCAGTTGTTTTCTACCAACGCAATATAAGCCCGTCCTGTATTCTGTGTTGTCCCTGTAAATGGCCCACTCTTTTTGAACCACGTCTGGTATTGATTTAACTTTTCCGCACAAATCAACAATCCGCTGATTAACACGCGCCTTGTTGTTTCGGTCTGATAGTTGGTTATTTGGCGAGCCCGGCTGCGTCGGGATGTATGGATCGTCAACTGGTGGAGAAAGTAAGTTAACGATGAACTTAAACACCTTTCTGACTAGCTTTTTAACTCCACTAGCAGGTGTGATAACTATCGAAACATCGCGAGCATGGCGCATTTTATCAGTTCGGCTTATTTCGTTTTGCTCGCAAATATCACCTTCATATACTAGAAAGTTATTAGAATCTACGTTTTTTAGAATCCACTCATAAGCGAGCCCGTCAAAATCAATGTTTTCAACGTCCCACTTACTAGAGTCAGGTTTCATTGTGTATAGTGTTATCGCCAAAACGTCGCCCCTTCATAGTCTTTGATGAAGTCATTATACATCTGATTCCTGACTTCGCCGAACGTCAGCGAGCAGTGAGACACGTATCCACGCCAATACACGCCACAATGATACTCTGGTTTCCCGTTTTTCATCTTGTGCACGATGATGATGTCACAATCTTGCGGTTCATTTACTCGCGTTAGCCCGTGCTCAACTTTACACTGTTGGTCTTTAATTAGCCTGTAAGCGTCTCTAAGAGATGAGGGATTGAATAGCGGTGTTTCTATGTCCATCGTTGCGCGAACCGCAACAGCGTGATCCCAGCAATTATAGTCAGAGAATGAGTAAGGCTTTCCTGTGAATTCAATCATAAACCCCTCAGCATTGGCCATGTGTCCAAATCGAAAACCTGCCCGCATTGGTCTGAATTCAAGTCAGGAGCACCAGCGTTGACAGTGAACACCCCTTTTTCTTGCACTATATCTTTGATGTCATACTCTGTGTATTCAACGGGTGCTGATAAATCAGAGTCGAGATAAATACCCGACCCGACTATCAAGCTCTCAGTGTCGTCTAGTGGTATTCTCGCTAGTTCGTCGTCGAGTTCGTTAAACACGTCTGCAACTGTAAACGATGCTGATTGATCTAAATCATTAGAGTTGATTGCGTTAGTGCTTGCTATTGATGCGGGTTCAAACGTGATCTCTTGCCCCTCTAAAGTTGCTGTTAGAGAAGATGAGTCAATAACAAAATAATAAGTGCGACTAAGCTTAGAGTGTTTAAATACGACAATCTCATATCTTTGCGTGTCCTCTGGGCTGCTTGATAGAAACCTTTTGTAATCTTCGTAATTAGCCATTCGGTAAGCTCTCCACCCAGTTTTCAAAGAGGTTAGTCATTAGTGCGATATCTTCGCCGTAGATTGGGTACAGATAAGACCAATCAGCCTCTTCAAGTTGGCTTGAAGTTACTTCAGCAATCATTGAGCACGATAGAATCCACACATTATGAGATGGTCTAGTTGGTCGCCAAGTTCTAGGCACGATGTAGCATTGGTGCTCTTCTATGCCGTTACCACTATCTAGATTCATCTTGAACGATTTAGCGCCGTGATTTATAGCGACATCATAGAAGTTCATTATCGCTTGAAAACCAATGCGGCTCAGTGAAAAGTTAAGCTGAAATACCGGGCTTTCTAGTGTGTTATCTAAGTTTATTCGCGGCAAGCCACCAGCGACGGGAGTATTAAGCACATTCCCGCCGCGTGAAGTTGCGTAGTTTCTATTTGTTAGCGGCTTAATGTTGCTAGGCCATACAGCGTCGCTCATCATGCTAGTCTCCGTTGTAGGTCGAATCCATCAGTTAGTGATTTACCAATAGATGAATTAGGATCTAAATTATCTTGGGATACTGTATCCCTTATAATCTGAACAATATCACCGTTATCGTTTACGCTAGTCTCAACATCCACACCGCCGCTAGACTGATCGATATTGTAGATATTCACGGCTTGCTTGCCACCCTCGCCCATGATTTGTTGCATTTGCTGTCTAGTTCTAGCCCTTGAGTTACTAGAAGGCACGATAACTTCTGCTTCTCGCTCTGCAAAGTAAGAAGCCTGACCGCTAGCCAATGAGCCACCTTGCTCACGCGCTGAACGAATACGACCGACGTTAGCTAGACCAGCCGTTACCGCTGCCGCTGCTGCTGCTGCACCCAATGCAGGGCCAACAAACGGAATAGGGGCCAAGGCACTGTAAGCGCCTGTAGCACTCTTGTATGTGTCGATTGTCGTCTGAGTTATTGCCGCTGCCTTGTAAATCCCCGACTGCTCGCCAAATCCCGCTCTTAGTGCCTCGGTGGTGTCGTCTAAAGCCTTGCGCCGCTCGCTGGCAATTCTACGCTGTCTGTCTTCCTCGTCCTTTACTTGCTTATCTCGTAGCGCCTTTAATTCATCTTGGTTTTTCTGCTCTATTTCAGCGCTTCTAGATGAGTAGTCCTCTTGCAGTAGCAATAGCGCTTCGTATTTTTCTTGCTCTGATAGAGTTGATTGATTGATTATTTCCTGCTGCCTGATAAAGGCAAGCTCTCTCTTTTCTTGCTCAGAGGCAAGGCTTTCAGTAATTCTTCTAGCTTGGTCGTCTGTTTGCGCTTGTTGTAACTGTATTTTTCTCTCTACTCGCTCTGCTTCTGCTTTTTGTCGTCTAGCGTCTGCTTCTGCTTGAGCCTTCTCTATAGCTG